GGTAAATCAAACCTTTGTTCACTAAATCCAAAGTCATCACCAACTTCAACAAGTGCATCATCTTGAGCATTTACTGCATCAATTGCATCACCGTTTATATGAGTATCTATAGTTGTTCCATCTTCACCACGTTTTACTGTAATATTATTACCGTCGATTTCTTTGATAAACATAAGTTCATCACCGATAGCAATGTAAGTATCTACAACTAAACTTGATGTATCTTGAACTAAGAATTTCTTCTGTGTTTTTGTTATATCTTCTGCGAGTGTTGTTACTGCATCATCATTATAATCCTTAAGTGCTCTAGGTGTAGCAACATATCTCTTAAATCTTTGTGCAGTCTTAGTATTTGTACTTGCGTGATAATCAACTTGAACTTTCTTGATAAGACCTGAACCAGAATCTGATACTGGGCCAAATAAGTAAGTTTTTGCTGTAAATCCTAATGTATGAGTTATAACTCTTTTCTGCTCAAAACCACTATCATAATTATCATCAAAGGTAACACTTTCTAGTACCATTGGTATATCCCTCTTCTCTCCAATTGCTTTAACCAAATCAACAGTTAAATTGAATGATGGTTGGAAGTATGGTAATATCTGCTCGATAATTTGTAGAGAATCTTCATTATATTGAGTCATTGCATATAACTTAAAACTTAAATTATAAGGAACTGGCATGAATACTTTTCTTGCACTCTTTGATCCATCTTTTGTAAAAGCCTTAAAAGTTTGCATTGTCGAAACTTTTCTTGCAGGATCATATGATATACCATCCATCTCAAATGCTAAACGAGGTAAAGTTATTGCAACTCTCTTTCTTAAATCTGGTTTCTGCTCTAATCTTGCTAAAAACTTTTCTGTTGGGCCATAAGCAATTGGAACTCTTACGGTTGAAAATGCTCCACCCGCAGAAGTCTGGTGTTTGATGTCAATTTCATTAAAAAGTGTACCAAAGGCTATAATAGTCCTTCTGATTATTTCATGGTAATAATAGGTTCCTAACATATCTTAAACAGGACTTATCCAAACTATTTAGAAATCACCGAACGGATTGTCTTCAGAAAAGTCAATAATTGAGTCTGCTTCGGATTCTACTGTAATATTTTCATTGTATAAATCATACTCATCTTGATCAGAAACACTTCTAACAACGTACTCTGAATCTGATCCCAATAAAGTAGTTCCAATACCAACAACTGATTCACCAACAGCAAATCCTACACCACCAACGTTTGTAACTTTGAGTATTCTATCATCCGAATCCCAATTAGCAACGATAGCTGTTGTTCCTGTTGAAACCCCTCTAACTACTTCCTTAAAGAGATAATTACCACTAGAAATACCTGCTTTCACTGGTGCATCGATAGTTACAGTTGGTGTTGCTGTATACCCAATACCTGCAAAGGTATATCTAATTGAGGCGAGTTGACCAAGAGTATTGATAACTGCTACTGCCTTGGCAGTTGATCCGATTCCAATATTTGTATCAAGTCCAACAGGATTAATAGAAACTTTAGGAACTGTAGCGTAACTTGCACCTGGATTAGTAATGGTTGGTGTGGATATTGTTCCATCTGCTATGACTGCAGTTGCTGCAGCACCAGTTCCGAATGCATTTTGACTTCGAATTGTAATTGTTGGAGGTGTTGTATAAGCAAAACCAGGATTTGTTAGTTCAATACGATCTATTGACTGTCCATTTTGACCAGTTCGACTTGTCATAATTGCAACAGCAGTTGCATTAATACCTTGACTTGGTGCTGATGAGATACCAATTAATGGTGGTAGTGTATATCCTGTTCCATCATTAACTAGATCAATAAATGCAACACCCTTACCAATATTAGTATTACCTGCATCTTTAGATAATTGAACTGTTGCTGTTGCTGTTGATGCAGCAATACTGACCATACTTAATCTTGTTGTATATCCAAATTCAACAGCTGCCTTATCTACTTCCTCAAGTCCCGTATCAATATTTTCGTCAAGAGCATAATCCATTACCTCACAACTTAAAGTGTAAACATAAAGATTATTCAACTGATAGAATGGTTTTTTCCCCTCTACGTATTTGATTTCAAACATAGTATTATCAAGAGGAAAATAAATTAAATCTCCTTCTTCTGGTCTTGTGGCAAGTTCTACATCACTCTCTCCAGTTAAAAATGGACTTATAAAATCTTCGTATCTTTCTTTTGATATAACAAACGTTACTGCGTCTGTTGTTTGAACTCCAAATTTCTGTAAAATATCTCCGTTACCTTCAAATCCTTGATAGTTTAAAAGATACGCTTCCATACGATAAGCATCATCAAAAGTAGAGGCCACAACCTCTTTCATAATTGTCTTTTTGTTTATAATTTTACGAGGAAGATAAACTACGTCTTGACCATAAATTTTTAATTGCTCATTTATGAGATCTTGAACTAATCTCTGTTCACTCGCTGATCCTTGTAAAAAATACGGAGAAAGTGGCATAACATTATCCTATAAAATCAAGTGGTGGTAATTCGTATTCTGTCTTGAGTGTATTTTCTAACTCCTCTAATTCTCTGATTGCATCTTCATATATTTCTCTACCATTCAATGCAACACCACCAGGTAACATTACACCTTGAAATTTTATTAAATTCATTCCCCATTGTTTTTTGATTAATGCTGTTGCATATTTCTTTAACCAAAAATCATTATATATTTTACTTACATCTGCTGGATCTAAAAGACGATAGCCATCAATAATTATAAAAGTATCATCAGACATCTGTTGAAAATCTATATCTAAATATAATCTTCCTTGCTTTTTATTAAATCTTATTTGTGTGTCTGGTGTGATGATACGACTTAAATCTTCAAGATAAGTCTTTGTCATTGTATAATTTAATAGATCAAGTGCACCATAATAGTAAAGGTCATTTAAGAATATTTGATACTTAATATTAAATAGACCACTTGATATAGTGCTATTGTCTATTTTAAGAACTCTTTCTACACCTAGCACATGATCAGGTAACTGTATAAAATTTTGCGACTCTTCAAACGTAGTCGTGGTTATACCAACTGTAGAATTAGCAGTAGTGGTAGTAACTCCAGTTGTTAGAGTTTCTTTATTTTCTTTAGTTACTTTGTGTTTTAATAACATTCTCTCAATACCATCAAAATGACGTTCCTGAAAGTATTGAATAGCATCATCAATTAAATCATCAATTTGATCATCATCCACATTAATTTCCAGCACAGGATAACCTAATTTTCTTAAGCAGTAGTCTATTAATCCTTGCCTTGTGGATGGCTTACTCATTTTTTAATTCCTCTTTTAGGACTTTGTAGTTCATCAAATTTTTGTTTTAAATCCATATAATCCTTTGTCATGGATTCCATTTTTGCCTCTAATAATATATTTTGATTAACTAATGTTGATAATTTCTTATGGTAATGATTAATCAAAATATTCACATCAACTTCACTGTTCATAGTTTAGAATTGACCTCCATCAATTGTTGTTGTCCACTTCGGTATGCCACTGGCATCCGTTGTGAGTATAAAGTTTGAAGTGGTTATACCAGCAGTCGTACCAGCAGCACCAACCATTTGACCAGTAGTATCGAAATAAACAATTCCGTTACCAGCTGTTGAATAATCTCCATTTTGGAAATATATTCCTTTTATATCTAGGGTACCTTTTGCACCACTTAAAACGTTACCAGTAATGGTTGCATCAGGAATATATGTGAAAGATCTTTCAGGTGCATTACTATTTTCACCTGTACTATCATTATAACCAAAAAATCCAGTTTTGTTATTTGCTACTCCAGTTCCAGTATTGTAATTAAAAGAAATACCACGATCAGTATTTGTGTCAAATCCGTGAGTAATTGTTAATTGTGTAGTTGTTAATATACCAGCAGTTGTTTGGCCATCAATAAAAATTGTTCCGATTCCAGTTCCACCTGGTTGTGTGGTGTAAGAATTAATTGTGGTAGTTCCAGCACCTGGTAATGAATTACTACCAGTTATAACGTCACCAGTGTTAATACCAACAACAGAATCCAAAGTAATTGCTGATACACCAGATCCAACTGTAGAGGTGACAGTTCTCTTACTGGATACGTCACCAATATTCATTATTGGATCATTTAAAGTAGCATTAGTAGAGTTAACAGTGGTTGTTGTTCCATCTACCTGTAAACTACCTTTGATGATAACCATACCATCACTATCTAAACCATCTGGGTATGGATCGATAAACAGTGTATTTCCACCACCAGATCTAGTTCTTATAACATTAGATGAAATTCCAACGTTATCAACATTAAATCCACCAGAAATTTCAACTTGCGTATTGTAAACCCATGTTGCACCAGTAACCTGTACTTTGTTAGTTCCGTCTTCATCATACTCAATACTTGCATCTTCACTAGCACCGAATGTTAACTTAGTGTCATCATTAATAATAACTTGACCTGCACCATTAGTTACGAATTTAATATCTCCATCTACATTATTTGAGGCTATTGTATTTCCATCTAGTGTTAGATTGTCTACGTTCCATTGATTAACTCTTGGCATATTTGCCACAGCACCACTAACTTCACCAAAACCTGTAGCACTTCCACCTGGATGTCCTGAACTTTCTCTATCAAGTATTGGTATAAAACCGTTAGATAATGTACCTGCATTAGCATTTGCACCACCAGCAACTGTGCCTGGTGTATTTTGCATCATATCGGTGTAATATTTACCACCAATAACTATCGGATCTGGATCTGGATTTGTATTATCTCCAACAAATAATCTTCCACCTTTATTTCCTTGTGTTCCATTTGCAATCGTAACCGCAAGTTCACCGTAGTTTATAGTTGACGGAGCAGCGTTGCCAGTCGATCTTTTTACTCGTATTATGCTGGCCATTTAAAAACTTCCCCCATTAATGTTTAAATTTTGTGTTGCTCCTGGTGTTAATTCTAACGTTGCTTCAAATTTACTTGTAGATGCGTTAAAAACCAAGACCATTCCATCTTGTAGACCACCAGATATGTCTACGTCTGATAACCCACCCAGAGTTCCACCACTACCAGATAAGGTAGATATGACTTTATTGGCATTTCTTGATCCGACTCTAACTTTTATGTCAGCCATGTTGATTAACCTGTAGTAACTCCAGCAGTAACAATCGCACTTCCACTGACTATTCTTGTTTTTAAAGAACCGTCATTTAATAAAACATCATAACTGTATCTACCTGCCTTTAAAGCAGATGTAACAGAAGATCCTAAAGATATTCTCAATACTCCTTGTGCACGGTTCGGAAATGAAACCGTAAATGTTGCTTTATCATTTAAAGAGGCAGGATGTTTTTTTAATTTGGAAGTTGCAGTGTAACCACTTAGATCTAGTGGTGCGTTTGATGAACTTTCTAAATTAAAAGTTTGATCAAAGTCAGCTCCAGCATCGATTACTATGTTACTGATATATGCTGCCATTATTTAACTAATTAGAATCTATCTTGGAATATTTATAAATCATTTATCCATAAAATTTCGGAGAAGAGTTTTAATCTCGTCCATATCTTGTTTTAGAGAGTCCAAATCACTACGCATAGTGTCAAATTTTTTCTTTTCTTCGTATTTTTTCTGAGATAATTTAATAAATTTATCATATTCACTTTTATTTTGATTAACAATCGCATGAGAATCCATATCTCTTACGAGAGAAACATCAGATTTAACTTTTAAATATTTCTCCATTATTCAATGTCAAAGGATCTAAGTGCGATTGATCTAAAGTTTTTAATTCTAGGTGGTTTTGCCTGACTGGTTGATGTCATAACGACTTTAATCATAAATCCATTAAATTGAGGAGTATTTTCAGCAGTAAACTTATACTCACTAAAAGTATTACTATTTTTATTTGGATTTATAACTTTATCTGGAGAACCATCACTATTAAATGGTATGTAAGTTGCGTGAGCATCATCACCATCACTTCTCATTAATTTATAAAATACTCGAATATCTCCCTCTGCCTCTCGATGGCCATCAAATTGAACTAGCAATGAATTTGAAACAAATTCTAAATTAATCATTTTTGTTTCATATATTGCAGTATTTGGATCAGAACCAGGAATTTTTGGCCCACTGGCAGTTTCAAAATCATCAACTTTATCATCAACAAGATTACTTATCAAGATAGCATTTGGATTTTCCAAATCAATCATTGGTGAAACATCTGAATTTATAGTATTAAGTGTCAACTCTAAAGCAAATGATTTTTGATTACCAAGTAAATTATACTCATTAGTTTTTGATGCTATGATTCTAGGACTATCAAGATAGTTTAGTTTATTTAAAGAAACATTTTCATAACCAACATCATTAAATGAAGCTTCATTTCCACTTAAACTTGTTCCAGAGGTTGTTTTAATTCTAGCAGATATATTTGTTCCAGTAGGTGTAATCGAAGTAATTTGTGGGTCAACCACCTCAAAAGGAATATTTTGGGAAACATGAACCGCACCACCACCACCTGTTTTTGTTGTGTTAAATGTTGGTTCTGTTGACGCAGTAGATACTTTTACAAAATAACTATCAAATGTTTTTTCTCTAGGATCAATATCATGTTCTTTATTAATTTTAAGTAATGAAATACCATTAAATTCATATTTAAATACAGAGGTTGTTGCAGCATGATTTGATTTTAAACTCGAATCAATACCTCTATCTATTCCTGTTAAATTATTTCCAGCAACACCCTTATATTCAATTATTTCTTTATCAATTAAAACATAACCAGGAAAAGATACACTGACTGTCTTTCCTTCAAATGTTTCAAAACCAGTTCCAGATGAGACAGTTATTAAAGTACTATCATCATTTAGATTTTCACTTAGCACTGTTGGGCTTCCATCTGGATGAAAATTGGAGACTTTAACTTTGTTTGTGCTTGAGTGCATTCCATGATTTTTATGATCAAATTTAAGAGTATATCCATCTCTTATAGGATCTGGATTGACTGAAGTAATAGCAGAGTCTGCTATAGTTGTTGCTGTTCCAGCTTGAGTAAAATGAACTATATCTGTGTTTGGATCAAAATTATTATCAACGTTATCTAAAATAATTAAATCAGTTCCACCAATTCCAGCATGAGATGTAACAACAGCTCTAACTCCAGATCCAGTTGCACCAAGTGAATTCATAAGTAACAAGTCACCAGGAGCATATCCAGATCCACCATTAGTTATAGTAACATTACTAGCAGTTACTGCACCAGCATCAACTGTTACGTTTGCAACTGCACCTTGACCATTTCCAGTTAATGATGTAAATCCAATTCCAGTATATGCAAGAGATGAACTTGTAGGTGTCAATCCGATACCAGTATTTGATATGATAGTTAATTTATTATTTCCTGTTTCTAAAGGCCCACCAGTTTTAAATATTCTTCCTGTGTGTACTACTCCACTAATTGTTTGTTGAATTTCATCACCTGCTGAGAGAGTTATTGTAGATGGAGTGCTTAACTTAATACTAACTCTTTTTGAAAATCCAACAACTGGATTAGTTTTTTTAATTTTACCAAGAGGTAATTCACTATTGTAAAGTAAAACACTTGATGGGGTATTTGTAACAAATTTAGCCTTGTTAAGTTTAAACTTAAGATCCTCATATTGACTTGGTGTCCAAGTGCTATTGTTTTGTGATTTGAATAATGACCCAAGAGTTGGTTGAGTACTATTCAATCCTTGAGTAATTAAATCACTTTCACCCATTCTATTAATAAATGCCAAATAACCTAATGTAGCTGGTGCCATCAACACTAAAGCATATTCATATCCACTTTGTAAATAAACTGGGGATTTAAACTTAAATGGAGTAGCAGCACTACCATCCTCAGATAATTGAACATCTTCTGAATTTATTTTTGTTTCAGCAAAAGGAACAACAGTTTTAGTTGGTGTTCCATCTCTCATTGTTCTAATTTGAACAGTTACTGGAACTGAATCATCTTTTGTTTTGAAAAATAACTCTCCACTAGTTATGAAAATACCATCTTTATAGACCTTTTCATCAACCAAAAATGATTGTGCTAATGGATCATCATCATCAACTTCAACAGTCCTCTGAACATCAATATCTACTTCTGTAACTACTTCAGTTCTTTCTTCGTTAAATGTTCTGGATATATCAGTCGTTCCAATCTGTACCCTTTCAATTTGAGGTGTTTTGATTGATAATGTTTGTTCTTGAGTATTAGTCTGATATCCACTTGCTATGTATTCTGTTTCTGCAGAACTAGAACCAGGATCTAATATACTTGCATTAGTTGCACTTGTTGTTACCCTTACAGTATTACTACCAGTAGTAAATAAAGGATTTCCTGAAATTTTTGGATCTGGAATATGTAACGAGAATATTAAATCTCCCTTATCATCACTAAACAGTGCTAAATCCCCAACAGTTGCTTCTGCTGTTCCTGCTGAATTTACAAGTTTCATACCTTTTCTGACCCACCCAATGTTATCGATATTATTTTCTAAAGCTAAATCAGCAGTATCGACATTTAATATTTCACTCGTACTTGAATATGCAGTTGGAACTGTTATATTTGGGTAAGGTAAAATAGTGACAAGATCATCTGGATTATTATATGGCCCTGATTTGTGGTTTGGTGATGCAACTCTAAATTTAATACTAGCATTTGTAGAAGTTATACTATTTGAACTTTGAACTATATCATTAACTGAAAATGTTCCCCTATCCATTGAAATTGGAAGATACTTAGGAACTGCATATTGAGTTAAATCTGTATTTTCCATGAATACGTAGTATCTCGTATTTGGTTTTACTCTTTTTACACTTACTTCAATATTTCTTGATCTTATATTATAAAGAACTTCAATACCTACAACTTTAGTTCCCAAATCAATCACTTGCTCATTTGAAGATAATTCAAGATTAAATGTTTTTTCTACTCCTGTTTCCTCAAACGTTTGTTGAATTGTATTTTGTACATCAGTGGTGGTAGTAGTGGTAACAGTGGTGGTAGTAGTATCTCCCCTTCGATCTACATCAGTATCACTACTTGCACTTGAAGAAATAACTTGTCTTCCAATAACTTCTTCTCCAATGAGCGTAGCACTATCCTTTCCATTCCAAGTTTGTTCATGTGAATTCCAGAAACTAGATGCCATTCCACCGTTTTCACGATCTTCAACACCTAGTAATTGTGCTATAGCATCAAATGCAGAATCTATTTCAACATTTTGAGGAGTCAAAGGAATTTCTTCAATCCAAAAATCAGAACTAGGAACTAACTCAATTGATCCAACAAAAACATCTACAAGGAATGGATTTAAGTTTTCTGTTCTTGTTGCATTTTTTTGATTTATGAATATTACTTCACTGTAGTTTAAAGTTAAAGCAGCTCCACCTCTAACAATATTAGAGTCACTAAAATCACTAGCAAACTTGTAATCTGCAATACTTGGACTTGATTGAGTCGTAACAGTTTCAAATACTAATCCAACATTTCTTTCCGTTGATCTTGGTCTGCATTCACCATTTTCAATATCAATATCAAATTTAGATTCCCCAGTTAAATTGTGGGAGTTATGATTTCTAAAATTATCAACAAAGAAACCAGATTTAAATTTATCTAATCCAGTATTTGGATCTTTTACTGATAAATTTTTAGTGTCAGTTTCTAATAATGATAGTGTTGTATAATTTTCTAAATTTTTAATTCTATTTTCAAGACTACCAATATCCCTCATTGTATATCTCTTATGAGGAACGGTTTTTGTTAACACTTCAGAAGCATGACGAACATAAGGAGGATATTTGATTGTTGCCACCTGAAAAGCACCTTGATTGTGCACTGGTGCCTTTGGGACTCTTGATGGCCTACCTTCTTTTACATCAAAAACAGCATCCTTTGTTAAATATAACCTATCAACTCTTCCTTGATAATATGAGTAATCAACAACAACCGTTTTACCTGAAACTACATTATCAGAATTTGATGTACTAAAATTTCTAGATGTGTTTGAAAATGGTGAAACAGTAGAACCAGATCTATCGTAAGGACTTACTCTTGGTCTAAAATCAAGATAATCTGAGGCCCAACTATCAAATACATAAGGAATATCTTTTGAGTAATCAAGAGTATTGTAACTGTTTACTGTTTCTACATTTCCTGACGTTTCATCATTTACAAGGTGATCATATATAATTCTCAATTGACGAGCTGGTTTTTCTGAATCAACTTTTCGTATAAGTCTAGAAAAATCTGCAAATTCCATTCTTTGACCATTATCTAGATCATAATTTTTAAGTATATTTCTATCACCAGGTGTTAATCCAGTTATTGTAGCAAAGATACCAGAAGTCTTCAGAGAGATGTTTTCTCCAATTTCGAATATATTTTCGTTTTCATAAACAAAAGACAACTGAGTCGCTTGTACCACCACTACACGAGCAACTGCACCTGATGTTCCTCCAATAAACTGCTCACCAACAACGACATTATTGGTAAAGGTATCACTCTGATTTGTAACACCAATTAATGGTAAATCTGGAGCGTTATTATCATTTGATTCAAGAACTGCTAAAACACGAGTTACTTCTGGAACGTCTAATGATAATTCCTTATCTTGAACTCTTGTTCCATAAACTGTGTTTGTAGTTAATCCATCAATAGTTGTTCCAGAACCAACTGACTCTGATCTATCTACAATCAAATTACTACATCTTATGAGTGATTTTTCTTTTGATGCTAGTTTACTTCTTCTGACTGCTACTACGAGATTTGCAGTTCTGCTGGTAGCAGGCCCAGATAAACCAGAGATTGTAACTTGCTGTAATCCTGAATCTACACTTACCATTGGATCTAAGAGTTTTTCAACATCATTATCAAGTTCTAATACATAATTTGATGTACTAAAAGGTTCAAAGAAAAGATTAGAAGTGTCACCAGTTGTGATGTCACTAATATTAAATTGAACTGAATTGTTAGTAAAAGTTTTACTTATTTTTTTTCTGATAATATAAGAACTATCCAAAACATTCATTGATGAGATATATTTGTCTGCTAATTTAACTCTAAAACCAGGATCATCTGTTTCATTTAAAGTTGGAATTATAACATTCAAACCAGATATTGTGCTATTGTTTACACTGCCATCACAGACATCAGTTACATCTGCAACTGCTGCAAGACCTACTTGGGTTTGAGCAACTGATGTAACTTTATTAAACGTAGGAACTGTTTGTCCTACTGTTCCGTATGAAATAATGTCACCAATCTTTACCTGACTTCTAAAATCAGCAACTTGAGGAGACTTTAATTTGTTACCACCACTTATGGTAAATTCAATACTTTCAGGAAATGCTTTTTTTGTAGTGCTTAAAACTGTGTTTGCAGCAAAAGATGTATTACCAGTTCCTAACCCATCAAAACTATGAACTGCTTTAATGTCCTCAAAAGTATTATCTTCTATCGCAGATATGCTATTACCTTCAGTAATGCCATTAATAATTAATGGCTCATTAAGTTGAAATTGCCCTGTAACATCAGTAAGAACTAACACAGTTGTACCTGTTACTGTAGATACTGAATATCCAACTGCACCACTGTATTTTCCCTCTACACGAGTATATGAACCATAAGTTAATCCAGTTGGGACATCAATAGTTTTTGTAATTGTGAGACGTGTATAAAGTTGAACATCGTAAAGTGATAAATTATAGGTCGTAACTGCTATTCCTGATGTGGTTTTTTGTTTATAATCATAAACTTTTGCAGTTCCTACTCTATCATCTACATCAAATGCTCCAACACTAGCAGCTTTCAAGTTAGTTAATCGATTACGTATAAAAGAAACTTGTTTAGTTGCATTAGTTGAAAAATCAATATCTGGTGAACCAGCTACGTTAGTAACCTCTATGGATTTACCCATTCTGATTGGAACACTCTGATTTTCAACTAATTTAGTTGTTCTTGGTTTCAAAACATCAATGGATGATGTGGATATTTTATCTACCTCGTAACCTCTGACATATGCCTTTCCTGAAGAAACTTGTAAACTGATTATATCGTCTGCTGGTGTATTTCCATTTTGAGTTTGTTGAGTATCAAAGTATATCCCTCTATTACCAATTCTATCATTTAAAGATTCTCTAATATCGATAGAAAATGGTTTGATGTAATAATCTCCAGACTCATCATATGTTCTTCTCGCTAACTCTTCTGCAAAAATATTATATTCCGTTTTAGTTACTATTTCTTTTACAACACCATTTTCTACTCTTAACAATTCAACAAAATCACTATCATTCGTATCTGTTAAAAGTTTTCTATGTAAAACTACTGATAATTTAAATCTATCTGCTCCAGGTGCAGCTTCATTTGAAAATCCTTTTGCGTTATCATATAAATCAGAATTAACAGATGAAGGCCCTAATGTTTCTTCTTTCAATAAAAATCCAACCCTATAACTAGGAGTATTTGTATATTGATCTAATATAACTGTTGAAGAAACATTTTTTACAAAAAATCCACGAATAAAATAGACACCTTCACTCACAGAAAATGCAGATCCAATAGATGTTGAATTAGATACGATAGTTCTTGCGAATTGACTATTTGCTGCAATACTTGTATTGAGATAATTTATATCTGAAAGTGTTATTAAATTTTCTCCATCTATAAAAACTCTAGTTGTCCCATCTGTTCCTGATTTTGTATACTTTACGTATAGAGTATCAAACTCATCAATTGATTCTGAAGATAATATTCTATTAACTACAGTAGCTTCAACACCAGATGTCTCTCCCTTTATCTTTATATTATTATCTACTAAAACTTTTGTGTAACTACTAACTGGAATATTTAAGAAATTTGGATCTATTTTTACTGCGTGATACTGACTATCATAAGAAGTTCCACCAGGAATTATCATCGAACCTTCTTTAAAGAAGTGTTGCCCAAATTTTTCAATTTGATTTTGAAGAATTGATTGTAGTGTGGTTAATTCTCTTGCTTGAACTGGAAATCCTGGTTTAAATAAGACTTTTTGATAGTTTTTACTATCGACAAAATCATCAAAGTAAGGAGAAACATTTAAATTAGTATTTTGTGGCATCTTTTTAGAACTCTATGACTATTTTTACTTCTTCTTTTTGTGAAGACGATCTTGTTACTGGTGACCTATTATCAACATAAATTATATCACCAGAGTATTTTTTAACATCTGCATCTGCTTTTCCAGAAACAAATGTTTGACCCAAAGAAATTTTTGTTCCGCTTGCAATTTGAATTGAATCATTATTAAAAGAACTGTTAATAACTAAATCTCCTGAAGTACCAGCATTAACTATAGGAGCAGTGCTTGTTCCAACAAAATCAAGTTGTTTGTATGAATAATTTGATAATGTTGAAAAACCAACTGGTTGATAATATTTTAAAATACCAGTATCTGGATTCCAAGAAGCAACATATCCGACAGCTGTAGATCCAATTCCTGCAGTTGAAATTGTCTGTGTAATTACACTATTAACAGAATAAGTGACTGAAGAAGTTGTAGTTACTCCAGATACACCATTGGAAGTTAACGCTAAAGCCTTAAGATTTGTGGCAGTCGTACTATTTAGAAGGGTAGTTCCGTTCTTTTCTAAAGGATTTTTGACTATACCAACACGAGAAAAATCAACACCAACAGCATAATCTGGAGAATCATCAACATTATTATCAAATTTTGAATACAGCATGACTCTAAATCCACCCAATTCACGATATATATCAGCACCATGACCCCCTTTTGGAGGTATTATAACCTCAAATTTTGGTTGATCTGTACTTGAGGCAGGAACTCCAAGAACAACATTATTTCCAGCACCATCAGTATAATCACCTGTTATAAATCTAACTTGTCCATAAGTATAATTAGATCCACCAACAATTGATATTGACTGTACGGTTCCCCCTTGAATATCAACAGTTGCAGATCCACCAGTTCCATCTCCACTAATTGGTATTTGAGAAACTGTTCCAGAATCAGTGGTTCCTACAGAAATACCAGTTCCACCATTTTTAATTATTACAGTTTGAATTTCTCCGTCTACAGCTGCGTTTTTAATATTCTCATTGGTTGCATCTCCCCATTTTTTAGGAAGAGGTACATATTTTGTTGTTACAAATTTGACAATATCTGATGGTGATATACTATACAAATATTTCCACTTATACCCATCTGATCCATCTCCAGCATCTTGAGGTGCAGTATTTGTATGAGTTGGTTCAGCTATTGATTTTTTTCCTAATGGATTATCTGGATCCGATCCATTATTAATGCAAAGATATACCCTAAATTCTGATGTTACTACATAATAATTTGATGAATATAAACTTGTCGATTTAGTTTGAGGTGTCAAATTTTGATCAATATAATCATTCTTTCCAGAATAATTATTTCTATACATGTCATATATCGTTCCTGTTTGCCAATTTAATCTAGGTATAACTCTTCTAACATCATCTGAAGTCACTTTTTTTAAGAAAAGCATACTGTCATAATAAAAACTTTCTTGAGAAAATGAATCTACAGGATTTGGAACAGGACTTCCCCAGTCTGCAAATCCATAATTTTTAACTCCGACATTCTTAGGATTTGGATGTGCTAAGAAAGTATAATAGTTGTTATTTCCAGTCGTGCCAATACCTACAAAACTGTCTATAAAAGTTTCTGCGTTTAATATACGATATTGGTCAGTGATTATTGCGGGCATTGATACTTACATTTTTGATTATTTATACCTCTTATTTAGATTAACTTGTATAAGAAGTTTTGATTGGTATAGTTCTTATCACTTGAGCTGAGGTCTCAATTCCAACAACTCCATTTTGATTGTGGAAAGTAAATGATTTCGAATTAGCACTTCTAGATACATTAATTGAACCCCAACTATAAGTTCCATATTTAACTTTAGTTGTTAGTGTTGTTGTATCTATACCTGCAATCGAATTAACATTTGCGAAAACTCTTATCATAGAAGATCCAACAGAAACATAATCTTCAGCAAAATAAACATTATTTAAGAAACTATTTCCAACACCTATAGTTTCTGGGCCTGAAGATGTAGTTCTTATTCCAGTAATTCCATTTCCTATAAAGGTATTATCAATTACAAAATAGTCACCAGTAGAAATACCAGATTTAGATCTTTTATCCTGTTCAGAACCATTTGGTATACCGTCTGGATCATATATGTTTTCATGTGGCACAATTTCAAAGAATAGTGCAGGCCCAGTTGTATTAATACCTACAAGACTCGTTCCAATCCCAACGACAACTCCATAATCACCTTCATATGTAACTTTTTCGATTGTCTCAACAACAGCAGTTGTTCCCAAACCAACTATGTTTATATTATTCAGAGTTTGTCCTAAGTTATCAACTTTTTTAAACATCCAAGAGTCTTTGACATAAATTTTACTATCAGTTGGTGAAATTGATTTAATTATTCCACTTGTTGGTGCTATATCTGGTTCTAAGTAATTTCTCTCTTTTGATATGCTTACTCCATCTATTATTAAATCTTTTGTTTGTTTTCTCCACATCATTGGTCGAGCAAAATCAGCATTAGTAGATATACCAACTCCAGAATATGTTGTGGTTTCCACTGTATCTGCTGCTATTAATTCATAAACCACTCTATTATCTTGCTCAGATTTTTTTTCTAATGTGATTACGGATTCAGTTCTAATTCCAGAGGAAATACTAGAATTTACATTACTTTGATTAAAATAGTGTAATCTTAATTCATCACCTGGTTTTATTGTTTCGTCAACATCTACCTCAACAAAGTCAGATGTAGAACCAGTGTAAAAATACATTTTAAATAAACTACCTGGTTTTGGTGGCTCTTTAAATGTTATTCTAGTTCCACCTTCAAATTCATAATCAAGACCTGGTCTCTGTAAAATATCATTAATGAATATCAAGAGATTATTTTGTAGAATAATTCCTGATCCTTCTTGAGCAACTATGCTATAGTACTCTTTATCTTTAATTGTACGAGTTATTAAAAATGATTTTCTAGATCCATTAAACTGAATACTAAAATCATCAAGTTCTAATAATTGGCCAAAACACCGTCCTGAGAATTTATCTTGGAATTTATTTTTTACAGTTATATTAAACGCACTTGTTCCAATTCCTACTTGGAATGGTAGTGTAGTTAACTGCAAATTATCTCCTATTTCATAACCTACGCCACGATCTGCTATGTCAAATGATATTATACTCCCACCAGTCCCAACAACCACATCCATCGTTGCACCAGATCCATTTCCACCAGATAATGGAATATTTTTATAAGGACTTGGGGGATCAACTGTTACAAAATTTATTCCAGTTGAAATTCCACCTTGTGCATAACCTGAACCTTCATTTGCAATTTTGACATCTGTAACTATGCCAGCAGTTACAAATGCGGATATTGCAGCACCAACTCCAGTTGTAGAACTCACTGATACTAAAGGATTGGACAAGTAACCAGCACCACCACTAGCTATTCCTACAGATTGTATTGTTCCACCTGCTGAAACAACAGCAGTTAGTATTGCTTTTTTGGGAACTTGATATCCAGAACCAATTCCTACATCAAATTCATTAATAATCCCCCCTTTAGGCAAATCTTTATTTGCTGATGTTCCTGTAAAATCAATCGAACTTCCTGCTCCAATTATTTGATAATCGGATTTGTTAATATCACCAACATCTCCAAAAAATGGTTTTTGGAATACATTATTAATTAATATTGCACCAAAACTACTAGAAATTCCTAACAATTCATTTCCATTTGTTGTCATCTTAAATTGATCGGTAGATCCATCAAATCTATCTGATATATCATCAATAATTTTATTGGTATCATAAGTTAATCTGTAATATGCTCTTCCAGAAAAAGTAGATGAAGTAACTCCTACAGTTCCTGTTGGCCCATATGGTGCTTCAGAAAAGTATATTTTACCTTCATTTATTCTGTAATCACCTTTAACTACTGTTACTGCTGCACCGACTGTATGTGCTACTGCAACAGTTCCCATTTGACCTCTTTCAACATTTAGAGTAGTTGTTCCAACACCAACGGTGCTTACTTTAAATATTTCATTTTCTATTTTAAATAATGACTTACCTGAAATTTCTGAAGTATCATTTAAAAATACAATTGTAGTTGATATTCCCACTTCAGTAGTTAATCCTACAGATATGGCAGTTGTAATACCAATAGGACTTTGAATTATATTATCAATGGTTATTAAAGATCGGATAGTGGCATTTTCTGAGGGAACTGAAAGAGTATTAGTATTTGCTATTCCAACTACGTTAGTAAATGATACTGCAATTCCAGCAGATGCAAAAGTAGCAGAAATTGCAACTTTAATTGTATCTGGATCTTCTCTTATTGCAAAAACAGTTGATGGTAATAATGTTGTTGCAGCCACACCAGCGTTAACATCGGATGTATTTGCAATTCCAATGGGAGGTTGTCCAGAATGTGGTCTATATACTAACTCTTCACCAGTATTAAAATTATGTTTCGGAAGAGTTATTTTATATGTTACAGTTGATACTCCCGTGGATGGATTAAATTCTCTATGGAATAATGAATTTCCATCTGCAAAAACATTAAAACTAGTCGTACCAATTACACCACCACCAGTTGATGTTACAATTCCAGTAAATTGTGAACTTATATCGTCTATTAAAAGTACTTTATTTGTCCTTGATTCGTTATAGTCAGTTATAATTTTAGATTTTAATACGATCAATTTTGATAATTCTGGATCATCAGTATCCTCAGAGGCCATATCATAATAATATCTTTCATGCACTGATGCCTCTTGATCAACGTCTACATCTAAAACCACTTCAGAATCAGATTTTATAGTTTGTATTCCTATTGTGTTAATTCCCAAATTAGAGAAATTTTTAAAACCTGCAGTATGACCTAAACTATCAACAGAATCTTTCCATACATTAAATGGAACTTCTCCTTTAATTGAATAAGAAAATCTCTGATAATAATCGTTATCATGAAGTTTTTGGATATCTGAATTCAGTTTTCCAATACTTGTTTTCCAACTATTATTAATGTTAGCTAAACTATCTACATCCAAATCAAAATCAAATTTAAATTGTTCTGTTACAGTTCCTTTATTATTGCTTATAGAACCTACTATCTTATCATTTTGTGAAAAATCACCATTAGTGCTGAACACTTTTAAAGTTTCTGAAATTGGATCCCAACCATTTCTAGCCACTATTCCTGAAACATTTTTACCGTCTACTCTAACTATTTCATCATCAGTAAATACTGTTTCTTTGAAAATTGCTTTAAACACCGCTAAGTTATCTTTTTTTATAACTCTACCAAAATTATTATCTTCTTGATATGTTCCACCAGTTGATCCAAGGCCAACTAATGAGTAACTAACAAATTCTCCACCACCTGTAGTTCCGATTCCAGTTACTTTAAAATAACTGTAATTATAATCACTTGAATTATATCCACCATTCGTCGGATTATCTGTAGTTTTAATATTTTCAACAAATATTTCATCATTTACTGCAAATGGGAAATCACCACCTGTATTATAAAATCCACTTTCAGATCCAGACTCTGGATTTGGTGCCCTTAATGATAGAGTTACGGTTCCAAGACTGTCTGTTTCAGCACCAGTTACAACAACTCCATTTGAATTTGTAATTGGAATGATTCTAACGTCCTCAGATAATCCACTGTCATTTGTTAAAATTTTAACACTATTAACTGAAGTTCCACTTATAGTTGTTTGTGCAAGTATATTTGGTTTTCCAATCACCAATACGCTTGGTGGATTTGTATAATTAACTCCACCTGAAGTAATTCCAATACTATCTAAAGTCAATACATTTTTTAGTTTTAAAAGTACATTGCTATCTGCTTTTGGTTTTAAAGTATTATCAGGAGAAAATTCTAAACCTTGATTAATAACCTGAGTACTTTCTATTCTTCCAATATCATCTGCTTCTACAGTTAAAACAGAATTTAAACCATCAGTTGTTCCTATTGAGGTTATTAGTGGTAATTTTCTAACATTAAATCCTTTATTTAAAACATTTACAGAATGTATTCCTCCAATTTCATTAATTGATGATGTTGAATAGAATGATGTTGAAAGGCCTGTGGATGTATATGAAGTAGTTTCAGCAATACCAGTAGCATTAAATTTAAATGTGTCAGAGCTAATTCCTGTAACTTTAAATTTATCATTAAATTTAGATTCAACCAATACTATTTGCGAATGATTTGGAACTCTTTCATCTACAGGGAAAGATAAAGTTTTATGTAAATTAGTTTTTTTACCTTCAATCTTATAGAAAAACTCTCGTGCTAATGAATCAGTTACAGATATAATAATTTTATCACTAGTTTTAGTAATTAAATTACTATTGTATTTTGATTTTAAATTTTTATCTTCATAAAATTCTATACTAAAATCATCTAAACTTGAATCTGTAGTTACAAGTTCTACTGTATTGTTTTTATAGAAAGATAATTTTGGATTAATTTTTGATATTTCATGATTGGTTCCTCCAGTCGTTCCAATTCCAATATAATTGTATGGAAATATTGATAAATCATAAGCATTTTCTGCTAATCTTATGGTATCTCTAGATTCTTTAATTACATAGTAAACTCCATCATTAACTAAAGGATCTGCTGGTGTTGTTGAATTATAAACAATCAAATCTCCTGTCTGAAAATCATGATCATTAATTGTTATAGTTGACATGGTTGTCCCTATTCCAATTGCCGAATCTATAAAAGATAAAGGATTAACAACTAATTTTTGAATACTTTCGTTATATTTTAAATTGAATGTTTGTGTTTTATTAGTTGTTAAATGTAGCTCAAATTCATCCCCAACAGATAATGCATGATGTTGACCTGTAGTTGCAGATGTTGCAACAGTAACAGTTCCATTGACTTTTCTTAAAGATCCAAATACGTTATTAGTAAGTAATTCAAGTTTATTGTCATCTCCACCTGTAGTCAAAATTTCTTTAAAATATACGTTCTGTGATGTTGTACTTACACCTAAAGTTCCTATTCCTGTTTTTTCAGTTGCTAAACCAATAAATTCTGAATTAAACCTAGTGCAGAAAAGTTTATCAAAGTCTGATAAATCAAGTGGATTAGATAAATCTGCATTTCTAGTTGCATTAATAGTTGATCCAATAGAAATTAATTTTACTTCATCTCCATTTTGAAATTTGTGATTTGGTAAATATATTGCCTTTGCTGGAATAGACTTATTGATAAATGAACTACCAGAGGTTCCTACAATTACGTTTGTTGTGGTTGTTCCTATACCAATTGAACTTGTCCCTTCAAAATACTCAATTTTAGGGAATTGAACATTAATATTTTCTACTTTTTTTGATATTGAATATGTAAATTTAGTTTCTAACTTATTGACTATAGATCCAGCACTATGAGTAGTATTTCCTGATGAATTGTAAGCTCTTCTAACTCTATATTTGTTGTTAACATCATCATGATCTATTACAAGAAATTGCTCTGATCCAATTTCAAAAACATCATCAACTTCAAATTTTCTATTTAAGGTTGGAGAACTAAGACTTATAAATGTTGTAATTCCAGTTGTGCCTGCATCTCCGATAGCTTGAGATAAACTAGCAGTGGTTGTTGTTACACCAATAGTATGTACTCCCTCTATATTTTTGTAAAGAGTTGATGATATACCAGATACTTCAATAATATCTCCTGCAAATAATCCATGTGGAATTGTAGAAAAACCTGTTACTTGATCATCAAGAACTGAAAATATTAAATTATTGATAGTTGTATTAGTAGTTCCTACAGATACAATTTGTTTACCGATAACTTGATCTACACTAGATGTTATAGAAGGATCATTAAAAATAATTCTATCATTAACTTTATACCCAGTTCCAGATCCGTCAACATTGACTCTTGTAATTCTTGAATCTTTTACTCCATCAATTTTGACTAATGCATTTGATTCAAGAGAATCATTAAGAACAGGATATCTTCTAAACTGATCATTTAAACCTAAATGAGTTACATTTCTTTTATATTCTCCACTATTAATTACTTTATCTACTTGTTTACTGTTTAAATTATAATTAAAATTATCAGTGGCATTGCGATGTTGAAATGAAATGTAAGGGAAAGATGGATTTTTACTAGTATCGTTTAAAGTTGAAAAATAAGCATAAGTTCCTTCTGGAAAATCAGAATTTATCAAAAAGGTTCCATTAAACTCATCTAAATCACCACTTCCCTTGTAAACATAATCCTGAATAAAATATCCATTTTGATAAGTTGATGGTCTTAAACCAGAATCTGCAACAATATCAAGTTGATAACTAGATTGCATGTATGTGGTAATTCCAGCAGTGTTAACACCAACTGGCCCATAAATTGGATTACCATCATATGCCCATCCAACTATTTTTGAATGGTCATCTATAAATTCAATTAAATTAGAATCAATATTATCTCTAAGTAAACGACGATATTTTTTAACAGGGTAAAAAGAACAAATTTTATTATTATAGTCTAATGATTCAGAATTTATTTGAACAAATTGAGAATTATTTTCTGTTAAAACATGATCGTATCTTTCTACTGCATTTATTTTCCATTCATGTATTTTAGTTGTTATGATTGACTTAGATCCTGATGGTGTAATTCTTATTATTGTGTTATTTGGGTTGTATCTACTTCCTTTTTCAATTATCTTAACATCAGTTATTTTTCCATTAGTAACAACTGCTTTTAATTCAGCAACTGCACCAGTAGTTCCAATTGTTTCACCTACTCCTACAACTTCAAGTATTGGTGGACTTGTATATTCAGAACCACCGTTTCCAATAGAAACACTCTCTATTTTACCATTTATAACATTAGGTGTTAAAAATGCATTTTTTCCAGTTAGTAAAGATATTTTTGGTTTTTTCAAATAATTTATTATATTTGTTACTCCATAACCAACACCACCATTTTTTACAAAAATATTTTTTAACCCACCTCTTACTTCAACATCAGCTGACGCTTTATAATAATCAGGAATTGTAGAAGTTGTACCTGCAGAAATTTGGCCATCAATTTCAATTCGAATATCAGGATATTTAAATGTATGAGTTCCAACTCCAACATTACTTAGTTTTTCGTATATTTTTCTTTCATAATTTGTATTTGTTATAGTTGTTGCTGTTCCTGCACTACTTAACTTAAATTTATCATTATCAATTACTGTAATTTGATAAGGAATTGAGGTTGATAATCCAGATATAACAGTTCCACTACAAACATAATCCACAATATCACCATTTTTAAAGTTATGATTTTTAGCATAAATGTAATCATTAAAAGTGTTTACACCAACAAATGTTTTAAATACATCTTTTAAATTTATTGGTGGATATTGTTGTGATGGTATTTCTACACTATGTTTATCATAAGATGATCCTGTATTTGTTATTTCAATTCTATCAATTATATTTCTTATCTTTTGAGATTCAAAAGTATGAACTTGATTTCCAAAATCATATAAATCTAATAAATTTGTTTTAGTTAGTGCTCTGTCTTCATTAATTGCTAAACCAAATGAATTATCATCATATTTTGCGATAAAGTATGATGTTCCCGATGTCAATCTATCAGTATTAAATCCTACATTTACTCCAGTGGTAATTCCTATAGGAGTTCCAGTTGCAATATATCTAACTTCTTCACCATCAGAAAATCTATGCTCTCCAGTAATTCTATTAGTTGTTAAATTTACGTTAAAATCAGTATATGACCTACTGTAATTAGATCCCCTCATTTTTGCTTTGCAAACAGCTCCAGTACCATTTCCTCCAACTATTCTTACTGAGGGGGTATTCAAATAATCAAATCCTGGTTTATTTAAAATTACTTTTGTTGGCTGACCAGAAAAATTAACAATAGTTTCACAGTTTGTTCCATTTTTGTCTGTAATTAATAGTGTAGGTGGATTTATAACATCAAAATTTTCTCCAGAGTTTGTAACTTGTAATTCATCAATTTGTCCATAGTAAACTGATTCATTAGAAATTGGTGAATGATACTCCACACCATTTAAAGAAATACCAATTGCACCAGTAATTCTTGAATTATTTTTTGAAACTTGTGGATTTTTATATATTCTTCTTAAATTATTTTGATTACTTAACTTTTTACCAATGTATAATGATGCAGGTGTTATGGTATGTTCTCCAGATCCAACTCCATTCCACGTAATTGGTTCAAAAATGTTGTTGTATAAGTTTGGATAACTTGTGGATAATTTAAAATTATTATTATCAATAACATTTACATAGTAATAGCCGCTAGATCCCTCATTAAGTCCAGAGTCTAAAGCAAGAGATAGATATACTTTTTCACCATTTATAAAATTATGACCATTTATCGTAATCGTATTTGCATTAATCGCAGATGATTGAAATACGTGTGATCTATTTGTAGTTTGTGTATCAAACGATGGATATCCAGAAAAAGAAACATACGTGTTTTTATCTTTATCTGAAAAAGAATTTTGAATATTTGAAAGAAGATTAGTGATTCCAAAATTTGAAGAGGTATAATTTAATCTTTTTTTGATTACATAATCACCACTAATAATTTTAGTGTTTATAATTCCACCGTCTATTTGAATTTCTTTACTACTATTGATTACACTAACTTCTGAATTTTCTCTAAATTTAACACCTGACTCTTTAAAAATTATATCAACTCTATCACCTATTTTTAAAAAATGATCCGTTGATGTTGTAAATGTTCTATCTGCAGCAGAATCATTAATGGTATCTCCATCAGCTACATGTCCCAAAGCATCAACATATGATATATTATTATAAAACCAAGTATTAAATTTTTTATCAGATACATCATATTTTTCACCTAAATGTTTAACTCTAATTAAATCATCAAAATCAAAATACTTAGTTAAACTTTTATTATCAGATGCACCAGAAATTGTTCCTACAATTCTCATTGTGCATATTTTAGTCAAATCATTATTTTCATAACCGTAAACAAAATTACTGTCTATAATTGGTTCAGATTCTGTTAGAAGTCTAGAAACACCAGTACAACCAAAAAATTGATTACTAGATTTAGAAGTATACTCAGCTAACGTGTATAAATTATCTGAATTAAGATAGTAAAAATTACCTGTTTCTCCAAATCCTATGGTAGAGTCAACTGTCAAAACTTCAGTTGTTGAAGCAGCTCCTATTACTTTAGTTTTTGTTGAAACTTTAAGTTGATCAATTATTGTTCCCTTTGAAAAAGATATTTCATAATATTTTTTATTCCCTAAAAATTTTGTATTTACATTTGATACTGCACCACTTGCAGTTGGATTAATAAAGGAGTCTTGATATATTTTAACACCAACTAAATTTAAAGGGTTTCCAGATAAAACTTCAACTATGATATTGTCTGAGACATCATATTGAGCCTCTGATGGCATGATTGTTTGATTAAAAGGTTTAATAATATCAACTTGTTGACCATATAAAACTTGAAAAAGTATTTTTAATGAAGTGTCTGTTCCTTTTGAACTGTAAAAATCTCTTGCTCTCGATAAAATATTCTCTACGTTCAATCCATACGCAAAATCTCTTCCTTCTAAACCAGGTAAAAAATTACGTCTAAATTTTTTATAAAATTGAGTTACAAAAAGAAAACTTAAATTTAATACAGTTGAATTGGCAGCATGTGCTGCAGCACTAGTATCACTAAATGTTAAAAACTCAGGAGTTCCAACTGTTTCAATTTCAGATATTCCACTAAATCCACGAATACAACCAGTAAATGATGTATCAGTCTTTCCTGTATAGGTAATTATTTCATTATCAATTTTTAAAAGACCATATGTATCTGGAAACCCTGTAGTTTGATTTACATTAATCACATCATCATATGCATATAAAAGAGATGATATAAGAACTGGTGATTCTGGAGATGAAGTATTTGGTACGTTAACTGTTTGTTTTTCAACTAAAGATATGTCTGAAACAGTTGGTATTTTTTTCAAAGATGAAATATGATCAGCCAAGTAAGAGTTTCCGTACTCACGTTCTTCAGATGCATAGTACTGAGTTAAAAACTCTATGAATAATGGATTATCTGCTTGTATGAAATCTGGTATTTGGCTACCAAGAATATTTGAAATTTTAACTTTTTTATCAGACATCTGTTATCTTGTATATTTTTTGTTGCTAATAAAACTAGATGGTGGTGCGTAGTTTGTTCCTGATATATTAGATCCAGAAACAAGAACATCTTCTAATAAATTAAGTTGACTGTTCCCCCTAGTATCTAGCACGATATAAAGATTCTCTTTTGCCACGATATCATTAGATTCTGGAGTAACTTCAATTTCAATTTTTTCAGATATGGTTGTAGATGATATATTAACTGGGAATAAATTTATTTCACCCCTTACATAATCCACAATTCCTGCATCATTATTAATAAAAGTAATTGTGCTCTCATTAATTGTAAAAAATTTAATAGTTCCTGTAAGTTGGTCGCTATTTGGAAAATCAGTTAGATATATGTTTCCATCAACTCCTTCAATCTTAAATGCGGAAGAACGAATATTATATCCTTCCAAATCAGCATGAAACTTATTCCCGTAACATATTTCATAAGTTGCTAATTGATTAAATAAAGGTCTCATATCTCTTCTCATTACTAAGGTTGTAATATTTGAAGTTATTCCAGTATCAACTCGGTCAATTTGTGCTAGTAACTTACTGTACTTTAATCTTCCACCAAAGGAGTTAATATCTGATGATCTTGCATAAGTATCAATTGAAGATAATATTCGAGATTGTAAATTTAACTTATCAGAAATAAATCCACTATCAAAAGACACTGTTGAGTTAAATTCAACATACAAATATTTTAAATCAAGAAATTCTTGTTTGATACCAGCTACTGTATATTTCTTTAAATCATTTCTAATTTGATCTTTGGCTACAGCAGATAAAAATTCACCGTTTTTTGGTTTAACAGTGATATAAACTTTACCAAATTCTGGTGGATCAAGTTCTTCTCCACCATAAGCACTTACAGAGTCAATATTTGGGTATAAAAATGGTATTAGACTCTTATAATCATTTGGTGTAACTGCTCTGTACTGCGATGCATAGACCCTTGGAGCAAGGTATTTTATATTATCCACAGATTCTATCGAATCACCATTTTCTGACTTCTGTGTGGTCGTTATAAGGGATATACCACTTGTTATGGATTTATCTACACCACCAACAATATATGTTAAATTTCCAGCAAAGTTAAAATTAGCAGCATTATTACCATCAATTCCATTTGTAACAATATAACTTACTCGAATTATAGCTCCATTTCCTGGTTTTCGACCTAAAACATTGTCACCAAACATGATTTGGTACCTTTCATCATCAATTTCTTGAAAAAGGAACAGTCGAGACTCAGAATTTACATCAAAAATGTTAGTATATGCGTTATATGTTAGGGTTGATCCATTTTCTTCGACTTCTACACGAATTGAAGAGGTATCAATGTTTGCATTTGGTAAAATATACCTTTGATTTGTTTGTGAACTGTCTACAACAAAGGTATTTGTTAAAAAAGTGCCTTCGTAAATTGAAATATTGCTAAAATTTGCAATTCCACTGCTATTTGGTGTTACTGTGATGTCATCTGGAATTGAAAATACATAATTACCCCCTTGAACCGATCCTAATGCAACTAAACCTTTGTTCAATTTGACAATATTTGCTCCAGATGGTGGGTTTACCGTAAAATTTATTACTGCAGTAGCAGATTTTGTGGATCTTGGTACATAACCAATGTTTCTTGCTAAAGATACTACATTTTCACGCAAAGTTGCACTATCAATGAATGATTCATTGACAGCCATGTTTGTATTATAGGAAGTTATATAAGAGTTATACGCAAGAGTATCAATTAAAATTGAAAAGTTAGATCCCTCAAAGTCAAAATCAGAAAAATTTGAGTTTGATCTCAAATAATCTTTGATCTGAGCTCTTAAAGTGTTAAAATCGAGGTTAGTAAACTGTGTAAATGACATTATATCCTAGTCGGTTGAAGTAAAAATTCGATATTTTGTGTAGGAAAGGGTAATCCTGTAATTTCATACTCAATTCTTATCTGCAATTCATATGAATCAACTAAAGAATCAATTAATACGTTTGTTAAGTTGATTCTTGGTTCAAAGTTTTTCAGTAAAGTACTGATTTCTCTTTCTAAAAATGATGCAATGTCATTTAAATTCGTCTCAAACAACGAATCTTCGATTGATGTACCCAATAAGTCATTAAAAAATCTCTCATTTATGCGTGTTCGACATAAATTAACCACTGATTTTTTGATTGCATCCTCATTTTTCAGCACAGTTACATCATTTGTAACAGGATGCCGAGTAAATGACAAACTTATGTCCTTAAATGCACGAGAAATTTGAACTGCCATTCATTTTGATATATTTTTTCCTAATATATCTATAAGGGTTTTTTAATATTACGTTTATTTATTCGCCTTCCTTTAAAAATTGAGGTTTTTCCTCCTCTTTTTCCTCAAAATAAGCATCAGCATCATACTCACTGATCAATTTTTTACCAGTTTTAGTAAATTCTTCTGATTTATCCATTTTGATGACCATTTTTTATTTCCGTAATAATTTATTTATCCTAGCTCTGGTTCAATATTAATTTCAACATTGCCTGTTTTCCTTTCTTTTGCTGTTTTCCAGAAATAATTCTCTTCAGAACCCAATCCATCACGATCATGACCGTTTTCCACCTGATAATACACGGTTGAAACCTTAAAATCAGGATTCTTAGGTGTCTCAGGAGTGATACTGTTGTCATAAATCCTCATTCTGTTGTTTGGGTAAAGACAAAACTGACCATTATCTAATTCTAAGAGGTTATGACTCTTATGTTCAGCTGGTTGTTCACTTGTAGAGTAGTCGATTGCATCAACACTCTCATGATAATTATCTAAAGTACAAATATATGTGCCTGTTTGGGTTCCATAGTCTCTTGTAAGCACTTCATAGTGCATTGAACCGATAAACTGCTTCTGTACTGCTACGACTCCGTAGTCCATACAATTCCAAAACTGAAGGTTATGTAGGGTCATATCAGGTTTGGGTGTCTCTGGGTCGGTTGTGAAGGCAGAGATTGGCAATTTATCAAACATTGCAGCATACTCTGGTAGATAAGTCTCGAAGTAAAAGGCACGACCTGGTATACTCTTAGCAGCAACCCATACTCCTTTTACAAACTCACCATGACCACTCTTGTGGTCGGTTAGATATTCTTTTCTTACCCATACCTCATAGGAGGGTAAATTTGCAATTAAACAAGCCATTTAACTATGATGATAAACTTCGACGTAAGATTGACATTTTGGACA